GTACTAAAAATCTAAACGAAGATCCTGAAAAAGCAGAATTAGTTACTGATGATAGTAATATTTTATTATCTAACATTAAAAATATTGAAAATGATATTGAAAGAGATGATTATAAAAGTATGAAATTCAAACGAGACGTTGAATCATTTCAAATAGGATTATCTTTATTAGGTTATAACTTACCTGTTTTTGGTGTTGATGGTTTATTTGGTCCAGAAACTCAAAAAGTATTAAATAAATTTAAAAATGATAATAATTTAGAAACTAATGGAATTTTCGATACTGCAGTACGAGATGTAATGTATAACAAATTAAAGAATGCAGATATAGACGATAAAAATATTAAAAAATATACATATGATAGTAAAGAATTTTCTTCACTAGATGGTAAAATAACACATACATATTCAGGACAAGCTGCAACAGGTATTCAACGATTAATAGATGCTATGATTGAAAATGGTGTAACAGACCCAATTGCTCAAGTTGGTATGTTGGCAGTAATAGGTAAAGAGACTCATTTTGTCAATAAAAAAGAAAAAGGGTATAATAACACATCAAATGCTAGAATTAACAAAATATTTTCTAGAACTAGAAAATTGTCTGATAGTGAATTAAATAGATTGAAAAATGATTATGATGAATTCTTTAATTTTGTATATAATGGAAGAATTGGAAATAACAATATATCAGACGGATCAAAATTTGTAGGTAGAGGTTATAATCAACTTACAGGTAAAGGTAATTATGAAAAATATAGCAAAATAATTGGTAGAGATTTAACTAGCGATCCTGATGTACTTTTAAATGATGCAATAGCAGCAGAAGTAGCAGTAAAATTTTTAACAAAAAGAGGAGTTCCAGAATTTAGAAATCCTAAAGAAGCAACTTTATATTTTTCTGATGTTAACTCAGGAAGCCCTAAAAGAAGAGCGAGAGAATCTTCGATTAGAGAATTACAAAAATTTGATATTGTTGATGCATAACTTACATAATTTTAACTTAAAAAACTTAAACAATTACTTGGACTTAACGAATTAATTATTTAAAATATAATTAATAAATAACATAAATTAATAACTTAACAAAAAAGAGTACTTATGGGACTTAACTTAGACGCCATCAAGGCAAAACTTAATCAATTAAACAGAAACGACGATCGTCGAAACAATCTTTGGAAGCCAGAAGCTGGCAAGACACGAGTAAGAATCGTACCTTATGTTCACCGCAAAGATAATCCATTTTTAGAATTGTATTTTCACTATGACATTGCAAAAAGATCAATGCTATCACCAGTTTCATTTGGTAATGCAGATCCAGTAGTTGAATTTGCAGAAAAACTAAAAAAGACAGGTGATAAAGAAGATTGGTTAATGGGTCGTAAAATTGAACCTAAAATGAGAACTTATGTTCCTGTAATCGTAAGAGGTAAGGAAGCAGATGGTGTTAAATTTTGGGGATTTGGTAAAACAATTTATACAGAATTACTTTCAATCGTTTCTGATCCAGATTATGGTGATATTACAGACTTAATGAATGGTCGTGATATTGATGTAGAATTTACACCTGCAGAAGGAGGAGCATTTCCTAAAACTGCTATACGTGTTAAACCTAATACATCTCCTGCAACTGAAGATAAAGCAATTGCAGAAAAGGTTATGAATCAACCAAAAATTACAGATATCTTTCCTGAGCCAACTTATGAAGAATTAGAAACTGCTCTTAAAGAATGGATGAATCCTGAAAATGCTGATGCGGATGTTGAAACAAACACGACAAATACAAAAGCTGATAATAAGGAATCTAAATCAGAATCTAATACTGAAAAGAAAACTGATGTAGCATCTGCTTTTAATGATTTATTTAATTCATAAGAGGTACTAAATGGCGAAGAAAAAAAGCAAGAGTAAGGGCGAACTGGAAGATGTGTTAGCAAACACATTGGCTGATAGTATAAATAAACAATTTAAAGGTCAATCACTTAAAACTGCATTCTTTCTAGATGGTGATGATGATTCGCCTAGTAATGTTAAAGAATGGATATCATCTGGGTGTGACTCTTTAGATCTAGCAATATCAAATCGACCTAAAGGAGGATTTCCTGTTGGTAGAATTACCGAAATAACAGGGTTAGAAGCGTCGGGTAAATCATTGTTAGCAGCACATACCTTAGCGGAAACGCAAAAGAAAGGTGGATTAGCTGTTTATATTGATACTGAGTCAGCTACAAGTTCTGAGTTTTTAACTGCAATTGGTGCTGATTTGAAAACTATGTTATATGTACCACTAGAAACAGTAGAAGAAATTTTTGAAACAATTGAAACTATTGTAGATGGTGTTCGAAAATCAGACAAAGACAGATTAGTAACAATTGTAGTAGACTCAATTATGGGTGCATCTACAAAAATAGAAATGTCAGCTGAATATGACAAAGACGGATATGCAACATCTAAGTCAATCATATTATCAAAAGCAATGCGTAAAGTAACAAATTGGATTGCTCGAGAGCGTATCTGTTTAATCTTTACTAATCAACTCAGAGTTAAAATGGGCGTAGCATTTGGAGATCAATGGACTACAGCTGGTGGAAAGGCAATTCCTTTTCATGCATCTGTAAGATTAAGATTAAAAAATACAGGCCAAATTAAAGCAACAGTTAATGGTGCAGAACAAGTAGTTGGTAGTAAGACTAATGTCCAAGTAGTTAAAAATCGTATGGGGCCTCCACATCGTAAAATTGATTATGAAATCTATTATGATAGTGGTATTGACAATTATGGTGGATGGTTACTAATGATGAAGAAATTCAAAATAGTTAAACAAGCTGGTGCGTGGTACACATTAGAAGACATTGATCATGAAACTGGCGAAATCTTTGGAGAAATGAAATTCCAAAGTAAAGACTTTGTTGAAAAGGTTATATCAAATCCAGAAGCAAAAGAAAGGTTATACCGAAGAATCTGTGATGCTTATATTTTTAAATATCAAGCTGGCGTAGATGGTGGAATTGATGACGTTGTTATCGATGAAGAAGTAATTGACGAAGAAGGATAATGAACAAGTATCAACGTTTATTTAACGAGTTACAAAAAGAAAAGGTGTTGAGTCCAAAAGATGCAAATGATCATATTATGGTGTTTGATGGACTCAACACTTTTATTCGAAGTTTTGGAGCAACTCCTGCATATAATGAAGATGGAGACCATATTGGTGGTATTACCGGATTCTTATATTCTATAGGAAAAACTGTTAGAGACTTTAAACCTAGTAGATGTGTAATTGCATTTGATGGTAGAGGCGGAAACGCAAAAAGAAGAAAAATTTATAAAGGTTATAAAGCAAACAGAGCTAATAAAACTAAATTACGAAGATTTGATCATCATGAAACTTCTATAGAAGACGAACAAGAATCAATGCGTAAACAATTTAGTCGATTAGTTTCATATTTAGATAATTTACCTGTAACATTTTTATCTATGGATGGAATTGAAGCAGATGATACTATTGCATATATAGCTCAAATGTATAATGAAACATGTAAAAAAATTACAATTGTTTCTACAGATAGAGACTTTTATCAATTAGTAGATGAACGAATTCAAATCTGGTCACCAATTAAAAAGAAAATGTATGATACCCAAACAATTATAGAAGAGTTTGGAGTTCATCCTAATAATATGGTTTTATATAGATCATTTACAGGAGATAAATCAGATAATATTCCTGGTGTTAGTGGTATTGGACCAAAAACTATCTTAAAACTTATTCCAGAAATAGCAAATGAACAACAAGTTACATTAGAAGAATTATTTGCAAAAAGTAATAAACTATTAACAGAAACTAAACAATACCAAAAAATATTAGATCATCAAGATACAATTGAAAAAAATTGGCAACTGATGAATATAAAACTTCTAGAGATATCTGCTAATACATCTTCTAAAATACGTGGAATAATGGATGAACCTATTTCGGGATTGAATCGTTCAGAATTTCAACGTTTATTTTATGAAGACAAGATGTGGGCAGTAATGAAAAATCTACCAGATTGGCTAACACGAACATGGCTATCTTTAGATGCATTTGCAAAACAAACACAAAAATAATTTGAAATTAATTTTATTTTTAATATTATCTATATATGACAGATAAATTAAGTGAATATGGTTGGGGCTTTCAAGTTAAAGTCATAGCTGCAATGTTTACGGATCGATTATTTCTACAACAAATTGCTGATATTATACAAGCAGATTATTTTGAATCTGATGCTAATAGTTGGTTAATGGAAGTTATATTAGATCACTTTCGTGAATATAAAACACCACCTACAAAAGACGTATTAAAAGTTAAAGTAACGTCTATAGAAAATGATGTGCTTAAGACTGCCATATTAGAACAATTAAAAGAAGTATTTCGTTTTATGGAGTCAGACGATTTAACATTTGTTAAAGACGAAATACTTAAATTTTGTAAAAATCAAGAAATTAAACGAGCTATAATGGATTCTGTTGGATTACT